CGTGTCTGGGATGTCATCGTCCGTGTCACCAAAAATCTTCCGGGTCTCGTAAAAATCATCACGGTCAAGAAAGTCCACCGGGTCCGTTCCGACCTCAATAAAATACCGTGTGTTTGACCCGAGCACCCGTTTGGTGGCCACCCATAGCTGGTCCCCCAACGTCGGGCGGGGCATCACCTGGGCGTCGACAAAGCTGGCCGACCGCAAGAGATTTCCCCCCTCGTCGTACGCTAACCCAACATCGCTGCCGATTTTATGGCGGTGCCACCCGGTCACGTTTTCCGGCCCGTGGACGGTAAGGCCAGCCAATTGCCCGTCAGTCCGCAAAACCCACACCGTATCCGACCGCCCCGACTGTAATGCTACGCGGGTTAATGGGCTGTACGCCACTTGCTCCGCGTTCAACGTCAGGTCCCGGCTCACCGGCGTAATCGTGTCCGGGTCTAGAATGGCGTCGCGAAGTGCCACCCCGCCACGCTGAATGTAAAACACGCGCCCACCCGAAGCGCCGGCGGGGGGCGCAACCTCACAGCCATAAGCGTCAATCTGCTTGGCGTTAACGCTCGACGGAGTGACAGGGGTTTCCACCCCACCCCCGGAAACCCGAAAAGGCCCGCCAAAAGTCCCGATGTACAAGTAATCGGGAGTCGCGTAGCCCCACACAATATAATCGACTTGGCCACTGTTCGGGGCCAATGTGAAAAATACCGCGTCATCAGCGTTAGTCCCGCCCGTGAAATCAGCGTACCTGCTCGCGCCCGTCGAAGTGCTCGGACCCCGGCTGAAAAACAGTGTGCTCGGCCGGCGGTCGGTACCTAGGTACACTTTACGCCCTTCGTAGTAACACACGCCCAGGGGGTTATCCGCCTGCTGTGTCGCGGTCCCTCCGGAAACCCAAGGCGTCCATGCAGACCCGTCTACCGGGTCTCCATCGTCATCTTCGAGCACACCCCAACTGACGCCGCCGTACCCCGAAGGGAGTGAAGCGCCATGCAGATCTGAGGTCAATCGGTAGGATTGGCTGTTCAGTTCCGTCGTCCCCGTGATGGCGGCAAAGTCGTACTTCGCCCCGTAGACGATTCCCGTCCCCGCCGCAAATTTAATGATGGTGACAGCGCCGAGGCTGATACCCGTGAGGCTAAGCGCCGACCCGGCAACAAACGGGTCATTGGTTCGCGTCTCCGCCACCAACACAAAAGTGTCACTCGCCCCCGCGGTCAAAGTCCGCGGCGCCCACCGGGGGCTCGTGATTGTCATTTCGTTGCCGCTCGTCGCCCATTGGAGGGTGACAAGGTCCTCCTCCCGATACGGAGTCGTGACCGCGGCGACAAGATAAACAGTCCCGCCGGACGAATACGTGCCCCAATCCGCGTACGTAATGTTGGCGCCAGTGACCGCATGAGTGAGTTCAAAAGTGGTCGCGGTACTGCTGCCCACCACCCATACAACATCGTTGATCGCGGGCATCCCCACGATTCCTGTCAAAATCACTTCGTCCCCGTCGCTAATCCCCGTCGTGCTCGCCACGGTAACGACTACTTGCCCCCCACCCCCCGCCCCGATACCAGAAACCGCGAACTTCTCGTATTTCACTAACGATCCGTCAGGGTTATAAAACCGCGCGATCTGGTTGGTGAACTCCACCATGTACGCGAGATCAGCGTTCACCGGGAAAGGGGCCATTCGCGGGAGCGCCCCCCCACGGGTCAGCGCAGCAACCTTGAACCCGGTCCTAAACCGCGCAGGCCCCTGAACATCCGGGATGAAATTGAGCATCTTCTCACATGATGCGTTGTACCACGGACGATCAAACCGCCCGCGCGACTTGGGAGAAGTCTCGCCGGCTACGAAATTTACGAGAGCGGCATTTTGGTCTGCCATCTGCCGCTAGATGAACCTGTTATCACGGTGTATGCCGCCCTGCTTGCGCGCGTCTCGGATTCTGCTCCGCTGCACTCGCCGCGGGGGTTTCTCTTGGCCGGCCACCGCCGTCGCGGCGACGGCCGCCTCCTCAGCCTCCAGCATCACAACAGACACCAAACTCGGTTTAAGTGAAAATTTATAGGAGACTTTCCGGGCCAATGCCAAAGCCGCGAGATTTGCGAAAAGCGGGTCCCAATTGCCGACCTGCGTCTCATCGAAAATGTACGCGATTTTAAGCCCCGTGGAATCGCCGTAATCGGTGTAGATGTAGCGCCCGACCACATCAAACAGGCCCGGCGCGACATCGGCGTTGAGCGCGATGTTGCCCAACGCCAGGATGCGCAACAGGTCCGTCGGGAATTGGTAGGCGCTGTCGTACCCGAACGCGGGCGTTACTGCGGCGTCGGCGGCCAGCAGCGCGTATTTCTTGGAAAAATTGAACACATACTTACGCAGGAGTTCCCGGCGGAGTTGATCGTAATGCCGTGCACAGATTTTCTCGGGCGTCGTGGTGGGGGCGTCAATACTGGAAATAGGGGCCTGCCCGATACGATCGAGCGCCAAATTACAGATGTCGACCGGCGTGGTTGGCGTACTCACTTAGTGCCCCCGGTTGGCCCGGCCCCCTCCCCCGCTAGGACGCGCGGGGGAGGGGATCTGCGGGCAAAATTACGGATTATCCTTCCAAGTACTGCAACCGCAGCGACACGGTCCCGTCCGCGGACCCGACGGTGTTGGCGGTCAGCGCGAGGATGTACCCTTCCTTCTTGTTGCTGATCGTCTTGCCGAGGATTTCCCACACCTTCTTGCCGATGTCGTCCACCCCGTAAGTCGAACCGTTCCCGAGCATGTTGACTTCGGAACCGAGCGCCGCACCGGCGTTGATATCGACGCCGTCCGCGAGGATGTCCGCATCCACCGCCGTCGCCTCGTCGTCGTCGTAGAACCCGAGGTCCCAGTCCGTAGAACCCGCGATCGCGTCGCAGTTGAGTTCGGCCTTCGTGATAACGGCGTTGGCGGGAATCCGCGCCAGCTTGTAGATGCTCCCGTCGCTGTCAGCAGCCGCGACCTCGAAGGTAATCGCCAACTTGCGCACCTGCCCGCCCGCGACCTTCGACGCGGCGCTCTTGCGCCCCGCCTCCAGGTCCGTGTCCACCCATTTGTTCTCGACAGCCATGATATTTTCTCCTTACGGTGTAGATTTTACTCGTACCACGCTGCCTGTTAGTCGGTGGTGGTGACTTTCTGGACCAACACGCCTTCCGTGCGCGTCGCTCCCAGGTCATAGATCAATTGAACCTGGTCGGTTTCGACGAGGTCCGGGCGGTGCTCCACCTTTACGGTGATGTTCTTGCTCAGCCCGACGACCATCCCGCGCGTCGACATGGCGAAACAATCGCGCACACCGCCCGACACGTTGAGGATGGGATTGGCGACCGCGCCACCGAACTTGATGAGTTTCAGCCCGGCCGCTTTCTGAATTTCGCCGTCGTCCACGACATACTGCCGGGAGTAGTCCCCGCTCATCAATTCGATCTCCTGCATGAGCGCTTCTTCCTCGTCGCCGGAAATGCCCATGACGAACTGCTCAGGCATGTCGGTCCCGACTTCGTTGTCGGTGAAATTCTTTTTGATCTCCAGGAGTTTGGCGTAGGTCAAACCCGCCGTAGCCGTGACCGTGGAACCCTCAGACGCGAAGGTGACGGAGGTGCTGAAATCCCGCCCCGTCAGGACCGTCGCGAAAAGTTCCTCGACGACGATGCGGTCGAAAACCCGCTCCGCCGCCCGGGCGCAAACCCCGGCGTACTGACTGGTGGGGTTGAGAAGGATCGAACGCGCATCCGCCGCGTCGATGGGCAACGTCAAAACGAAACGACGCCGCGCGATCTTACGCCGGGTGTGCTCCACATCCGCGAAGTTGACCAGCTGATGGCGCCCGGAAATCTCCGTCGCCTCCGCCGCACCGAGCCCGTCGTAGGCGAAATCCTCGCCGCTCATCGGAACGATCTGAACCGATCCACGCAAGCGCGCTTTCATCTGCTGCGCTTTCACATGGACCATGGAAGAAAACTGCGTGATTGCAACGTCGTCGATGGTTTCCATCGCCATAAGACACTCCCTCCGCTTAGATTATGCCTGCACCAACTCTAGCGGAAGCAGTATCCGTCTTGGCGTCTCGACGGGTGCCCCCTCCTGATTTCGCGGGGACGCGGGCGCTGTTTAGTCGCCAATCAGCGGGTCACGGGTTTCAGCCGCGAGTATCCGCATGGAAATAATACAACTGAACTACACGTCTGTCAAGCCTTCCTGCGAAAACCGCCGGCCGCCTTCTCGCGGGCGTCCGCCGCCTTGAACAATTCGTTGACTCTCGCGACCACCCGACTGTGGTCGGGGTTGAATGCGTCGCCCCATGCCGGGGAAGCGATCAGCTTCTCCGCTTCCTGGCGCATCGCCGCCGGGTCCGATCCGCCGCCCGTAGCCGTCGCGCCGTTGCCGTCGATTTCGTCCTCGGCGCCAAACTTCTGCGCAACGGCGTTGACGACCCCCGCAAGTACCACCAAATCCTCATTGGAGAGTTGGGGGATGCGGTGCTTTAGCGCCTCGGGGGCGTTCTCACGGATAATCCCGGTCACACGATCGAGCACCGCCTTGTTCTCCGCGCCGAAAGTCGACTCCATGAGCGTTGCGAACTCGGCGTCCAACTTCGCCGACTTGGCGGCTCCTTCGGCGTTTCGCGCTTCCAGGTCCGCTAGGACTTTCGCCTGGAACTTCTTCGCCTGCCGCGGCGACAGTCCGGCGTCCATGTACCCCTGGCGCAACAGCTTCGCGAAATCAGGGTCGACTTTCTCGTCGATTTCATAGGCGTCGACCGTCTCCGGGCGCAGGCCGCCGTAAAATTTGTCCCACTCCTCGTCAGGCGCGTCCGGCGCGGGAACACCGCTTTTCTTGCCCAACAGCGTTTGCGCGCCGTCCAGCTTCTTAAAAAGCTCCCCGAACCCCGCAGGGCCGTATTCCAATTCCGCCAAGCCCTTCATGTACGGCCGATCTTTGAATTCCGCCGGAATGATCTCCGCGAGGGTCTTTGCACCCTCCACCGACGGCACCGCGGGTTCCGGCGCGATGGTGTTGCTAATTTGTGCCTCAGCCATTCACTCCCCCTTGTTCCTTTTTCACTACGACGGGCCCCACGCGGCGCGCTTTGTCGACCGCGCTCTCTACAGGGACCAACAACTCCGGCGACGCGAGGTTGCGCAACTGCAAATAGTAGTCCCGCCGCGTCTCGTTAAACAGAGAAAAATCTTCCCGCACCCCGGTGCCGTCCGGGGCCACCACGATACTGCGCTCAAAGAACCCCAGTGTTTTGCACAGGTATTTGAACAATTCCCGCCCCGCGGGCGTGGTGAGGACGCCGTCGATGGCCTTGGCGGCCTTTTCGGCGTCGTCCTCGGTCCCCATCGGCCGGGTGGCCTTCGGCGGGCGCGACGCGCGCTTCATCGCCCGGCCCCCGAACCGCCGGCCGGCCTCGAAGTCGGTGCGGTCCCGATAGTGGCCCGGGCTTGTGCCAAATTGCGCGTGATTTCGGAGGCTTCCCGCGCGGCGCCCAATCCCTCGCTGACGTCGTTTTGGCTGTTGATGGCCTCGCGCAATGCGCCCCGCGACTCCTCATTTCGCACCATTTCCGGCGGGGCCCCCGAGTACCTGAACACCGCCGCCGCCAATTTATCCGGGTCCACGTTGTCCTTGATGCCCGGAAACAGCACGTCCAGCGAGAGCAGAATGTCCGACGCAGTGATAAGGCCCTGCATCTTCTCCCCCTGCAAAAACCTCTGCGCCGGCGAAATATAATTGATCGTGAAAACCTGGAGATCCGCCGCAATCGCCTGCGCGACGACGGGGGGCACAACCGGCCGCCGCCCCCGGCCCCCGAGGATTTCCGTCCACTTCCGCTGCCCGGAACGCATTTCCCCGGTATCCCCGGGTACCTCACCAAAGCGCCCGCGGCGGTAGCTGATGTTAAAACTGCGATGGATGGTCGGCGTGAAAACCTCGGTTATCTGCCTGCTAAGAATGGACCCCGTGGCTTCCCCGCGGATTCGGTTTCGCACACTCGTTTCAAACGCCGTCATCTGCTGTTGCGTGTTGAAGTCCAAAAGGCGGTCCAAGAAAAACCCCTGGGTCACGGCGAGTTTGAGTTCCTCTTTCTGGTCCTTCGCTTGCTGCAAATCTTCGACGGTGTAGAGCGGGAAAACCGGGGGGCTGGAGTCGATGCGCCCCGAGGAATTGAAAACGTTGATCGCCCCCTCGGAGGTATTGATGACCCCACCCCCGAGTCGCCCATTATCCATCACCGCCAACGGCGGGTCCAATTTTTTCCCGGTGGCTACCAAGATCGCCTCGCTCAAAACATTAAGCGAAATCATGTCAGGGAGCGTCATGGTCCCGGAAGATCGCCCGTACGGCTCCCCCTTGGTCTTAAACATGCGCCCCACAGCGACGGGGGCCTCACGGAACCCGCTTTCACGCATGAAGAACTTATTGGTTTTGTCAAGATGAACCGTGCGCGTTTTCATCGCTGCCCGGCCTTTGCGCGACTTGTCCGCCTTCTTGGGCTCGACGACAGTCAAAACCTCAACTTTCTCGTCAAACTTCGCCTCGGCGTAGAGCTTCAAAACCTTCGGAGACACTTTCCCCCGGCCCGACTCCCCATACCGCTCGACCACCTGCCTCACCGTCAAGCTCTCCAGGTAGTAAACCTCCACGACGTACCCTTGCGCATTCTCGGCGATGCACATGGACTTAACATCCCACGCCTCAAATAGCGCCGGGACTTCCTCGTCGTCCGAATCGGGGTTCTCAAACGTCGCAATGCCGCTCGTACCAAATACCGCGGTGTCAACAAAATGCTCCATGCGCGCGAGGCTCATCCCCGCCCGTGGGGCATCCATCGTCAATTGCAAATCAGGGGTGACGACCTCAGCGAACCAGGTGTCGACGCCCGGGAAGCCCTTCAATTTCCTGACAGGCTCTAGCGTCATGGCGCGCGAGGCGTCGGGCCAGATCATCGAATCCAACACCGACGCGAGCAAGAACCCCGAATGCTGCCCGGTGTTATTGAACACGTCGTCTTGCAAAAACTCGCCGGGGGCGATGGACGCGGTGAAATCACGCTTGCGCGTCAAGAACAACTCGGACACCGATTGGAAAAGGACATTCCACGGGTTCTTCTGTTGAAGCAGGGCCTCGTGGCGCCGGCAATAATATTCTACGCGGCTTTCCGCCATTTTAATTCCCGAAGAAATTTGGGCGGCCCCCGCCGCTGCTGTTGCCGCCGCCAAACCCTAAACTGGATAAAAAGTTTGTTCGCGTCGCCCCGCTCCCCGCACGTTGTCCCGCGGTTTTCATTTTCTCAGCGGCTTCGGAGCGTTCGCGCTTTTGTCGGTCCAACTCCTGCTTGCGCCGCTTCTCCTCCTCAGCGGCAGTTTTTTTCCCGGAACCCCCGAAAAGGGTAGCAACCCCACCGCCGAAAAGACTGTCGCCGGACATTATGCCCTCCCCCACTTACGCAAGAAAAGGCCCATTATGCCCTCCCCCACTTTCTTTGGCGGGATCGCAACCCGCCTTTCGCCGCGCGGGTCGCAACGTCGTTCTCCCCGGCCTTGCGCCACCGGGAATTCCCTGCGCCGCCAAAGTCACGGTTCATGACGGGATACGCGAAGGTCAATGAAGCCGCGTCCACGATATCCGTCGATTTTTTGAGCACTCGTTTAATTTCATCCTTCGATGGTATTAATCTTAGCCCGCCACTCATGCGTTTGTCAACAGGTATCGCCGCGAGGTCCTCGTGAAATTCGTCGTTGTCGGGGATTTGAACCCCGCCGCGATTGACCCAAGTGGCGAACTCGATAATCATTTCGCTTCGCTTGTTGGCGTAGATGTCTTGCTGAATCGGGCGCTCGTTAAACGCGACGCCCTGGACTTGTCCGCCAAATCCCATTTCATGCAAACGGTCGATTGTCCCCTCGCCGTAACCGCGGTCGACAAACACCATGTCCACGCCGCGCTTTGTGATTAACGCCGCGATGATGCCCGCCAACTCCATCGGCCTCATGCGGCTGTATTTTATGACGGGCTCGATGACCCGCCCGCGCCGCAAGACTATGACTGTGCGGTCAGAGTTGTCGCTATCGCCGGCGGGGTCCACGCCGCAAACGAGAGGGCCCACCGGGTCGCCTACGACATGCGCCCGCGCGGCTTCGATGGCGTCAGAACGAAATAGCGACACCCCGGTAGCTCGGAAAGCCTCGATGGGGTTGTTGGGGTAGATGCGCCGGAACTCGGCGAGACCCGCTTCTCGGTTTCCCGCGACGGAGTTGTCGACGATGGTCTTTCGCCGCCACGCCATCTTGCGCATGGCTTTTTCGACGGGGATGGGCTTGGTTTGGTACGGGAACGGTTTCGCGAAATACCGCTCCACCAGGTCGCGTTCCTCGTCGGTGAACTGGAAAGTGTCAGGGTCGACCGGGGCCTCATATTCTTCCTGCCAGAACCACGGTACGAAAATGAGAATGTAGTCGCTCTCGCCGCGCATCGCCGCGCGGCATTTGTCGTAGAACAGACCTTTGGGCCCGTTGGCGGTCGACTCCAAAATTATCTCGGTTCCGGGCGCGTCACCGATGGATTGCAGCGCGCCGTTTTGGATGTCGTAATCGTTCTCCCAGTACCCCGGTTCGGAACCATGAAACAATTGGGACGTACTGCCACGGCCGACGTTCTTGTTGCCCGCTGTGCCGACGGTGTATTCGGAATCAAGTTCCGCAAACGCCAATTGGTTCCGGTTGCTTGCGCCCTCGACGGGGCGAAAAATGTCGCCGATGTTGTCGTGGTACCGACGGACCATGCTGAATAATTTGTCGGTCGTCCCCCCGGCGTGGGACAGGATGAAAGTCGATGTACCGGGGTTTCGCGTCGTCTTGTGGTAGAACCGATTTGCGATGTATGTCGACCCACCCTGCTGCCGGCCTTTAAGCAAAACGACCCGCACCCGCCCGAGAGTTTTCAACTGCTCCTCGATCTTGTCGTGGATGTAGCGCTGCGCGGTGTTGAACACAAACGGCACAATCGCGCCGCCCTTGTCTTTGATCTTCATGCCCGCGACGCGGTTAAAATAGACGAGGTCTTTCTGTAGCCGCCGGTGGATGTCCTCGGGGGTGACGAGGTTTTGGGCCACTACAACTCCGCTTCCGCTTCCGC